TCAAGCGCGCGGAGACCGCAGGGTATTTTGTGCGCAAGGCATCATGGCCGGGGCGCAAGGGTGCCCCGGATCGCGTCTTTGCAAGAGAGGATCGCGGCACCGTCTGGATCGAGTTCAAGGCCCCCGGAGAGGTGCCCCGGAGATCGCAGGTATTGGAGCATGAGCGCATGAGAAAGGCCGGGATGGAAGTCCATGTCTGTGACTGTGTAGACGACGCCCTGCGCATCCTGTGGATACTGCCCGGCAGCAATTACGGCCCACCTTTGAGAGCGAGCGATCTTCTGTGAAACACGTCAACCCCAAGCATCTGACAGACATCGAAGCCCTCGAACTGCTCTACGGGCCGCCCGAAGAGATTCTGACCTACGCCCACTTCCGGCCCTACCAGAAGTGGATGGCCCAGAAGATGATCGACCTCCCCGGCGTCTACATCGGCGCGGAGATGGGTCTTGGTAAAACAGCCGCCGTCCTGTATGCAATTCAACACCTGATTGAAAAGAAGGTAATCCGAAACGCTCTTATCGTCGCGCCTCTCCGAGTAGCAGAGGAAACGTGGCCGGAGGAAATCGCCAAGTGGGACTTTGCTCGCCACCTAACCTACCGCGTCGTCACGGGCGACAGGGATCAACGCCGAGCCGCTTTGAAGCAGCCCGCGAAGATCACCATCGTAAACCGTGAGAACCTGAGATGGCTGCTCAAGGGCATCGGTCTAAACAGGTGGAACTTCGATCTGATTGCATACGACGAGGCAAGCCGATTGAAGAAGGGGGTCCTGCGGACGACCCCCCAGCCCCGAAAAGATGGAACTGTTGGCGATCCCTCATTAACCGAATTAGGCGTCATTGTAAGGGTTCACGGAAAGACAAAAAAGCTGATCGAACTGAGCGGCACCCCGTCCCCCAACGGCCTGATCGACCTATACGGCCCGATCTACGCAATCGACCAAGGTAAGCGCCTCGGCAGTTCTCTCACGGGCTACAAGCAACGCTGGTTCGCCGAGAGCAAATACGACTATTCGATCAAGCCCCTCGCCCACGCCGAGGACGAGATCATGGGCCGGATCAAGGACATCTTCTTCTCGCTCAAGGAAGAGGACTACCTCAAGCTGCCGCCCATGATCCCCGTGGATCACGAGGTCCACATGACCAAGAAAGAGATGGAAGGCTACCGCGAGTTCGAGCGCGAGACGGCCTTCGATGTTCTGGACAAGTGGGGAGAGCCAGAGGTCATCGAAGCGGTCAACAACGGCGTCCTGACTGGCAAGCTGTTGCAGTATGCCAATGGCTCGCTCTACCGGGAGGACGGCAGCGCCTTCGCCATCCACAAGCACAAGCTGGACGTGCTGGAATCCATCATCGAAGAAGCAGCGGGTCGGCCAATACTGGTTGCCTATAGTTTCAAATTTGATAAGGATGTCATCAAGAAGCGGTTCCCGTGGTGCCGCATCTTCGGTGAAAACCCGAACGACATGCGAGACTGGAACGCAGGAAAGATCAAGATGCTCGTGACGCACCCGGCGAGCGCCGGACACGGGCTGAACTTCCAGAAGGCGTCCAACATCGCGGTGTGGTATGGCCTGACATGGAGCCTCGAACTCTACCGTCAGTTCATCAAGAGGCTACACCGTTCGGGGCAGAAGGCCGACAAGGTTTTTCTTCACCGCATCTTGACGGCAGGCACCGTGGACTACGATGTCCTCGACGTGCTTACCAGACGGGGGGCAACACAAGACCAGATCACCGACAGGGTGAGAGTAAGATTGGAACGAGCAGCATGAGTGATCTCGACGAGAAGCTGAGCAGACACGCAGCGAAGAACAAGCTGGAAGGCACCGGGCTTGCGGACTCGGCCCTGCAAGGGGTCACGGTCAGCTTCCTGTCCCAAGTGTTCGGCATGGAACCCGCCAAGGTGAAGCGCCTGCTGGTCAACTGCCCGATCAAGTCGAGCCGCATCCGAGGCCGGACCCAGACCCAGCACCTATACGATCTCTCGACCGCTGCCTCCTACCTCGTCGAGCCGAAGATCAGCGTCGAGGACGTGCTGGCCCAGATCAAGCGCGAGGACCTGCCGCCAGCGATCAACACGGCCTTCTGGGACGCCCAGTTGAAGCGCCAACGCTGGGAAGAGAACGCCGGGCAACTCTGGCGCACCGAGACGATCCGCTCGACCATCGGCAGCATGTTCCAGACGATCAAGTTCACCATCCAGTTGTGGGGCGACACCATCGAGCGCCAGACCGGACTGAGCGAAGAGCAGCGCGCGATCCTCAACGAGATGACCGACAAGCTGCAAGACGAGATGTTCAACAGCCTCCGGGAAAACGCCGAGCAGAACATGACCGGGCCGCAGCTTGCGGAACTGGACTCGATCCTCGACGACGCCAAGCAGGAGAAGTCCATCGTCCTCAACACCGAACTACAGGAGGTCCTAGACGATGATGATGACTTCTCCGACATCCTTTAAGGGTGACAGCCTCGAAGGCATCATCCTCGACGCGGCAGAGGCCGTCCGACCAGCCGACCGCCTGTCCGTCTCAGAGGCCGCCGAGCGTTACCGCCTGCTGAACAACCCCGGCGCTTATGTGGGGCCATGGTTGAACTCCGTGACGCCCTACCTCGTCGAGCCGATGGACATTCTGCAAAGCCAGAGGTTCACGGGCATGTGCTTCGCTGGCCCCGCCCAGACTGGCAAGACCGACATGGTGATAAACTGGACCAGCTACTCGGCCAAGTGCGACCCGGCGGACATGATGATCGTCCAGACCTCGCAGACCACGGCGCGCGACTTCTCGATCCGCAGGATCGACAGGCTGCACCGCCACAGCCCTGAGATCGGGTCCATGCTGGCGGCAGGCACCCAGAGCGACAACACCTTCGACAAGCAGTATCGCAGCGGCATGATGCTCTCGCTCTCGTGGCCCGCGATCAACGAACTCTCGGGTAAGCCCATCCCCCGCCTCTGGCTGACGGACTATGACCGTATGCCCGAGAACATCGACGGCGAAGGCTCGGCCTTCTCGCTGGCCCGGAAACGTGCGACCACGTTCCGCAGCCACGGCATGTGCGCGGTCGAGTCCTCGCCCGGCTACGCGGTGGACAACCCCAAATGGATCAAGACCAGCGCCCACCTAGCGCCGCCCACGAAGGGCATCTTGTCGATCTTCAATCAGGGGGATCGCCGCCTCTGGTATTGGCAGTGCATCGACTGCAAGAACTGGTTCGAGCCTGACTTCGAGTTGCTGGTCTACCCCGACACCGAAGATGCCATGGAAGCCGCCGAAGAGGCGCACATATGCTGCCCCCACTGCGAGGGCATCTACCACCACGATCCCAAGGATGGCCGACCCGGCAAGCACGAGTTGAACAAGCGCGGACGCTGGGTTCCCGACAACTGCACCATCGACCAAGACGGCGTGATCCACGGCAACCCTGTGAGGTCCACGATTGCGTCCTTCTGGCTCAAGGGTGTGGCCGCCGCGTTCTCGGACTGGAAAACGCTGGTGTTCAACTTCATCACAGCCGAGCGCGACTACGAGAACACGGGGTCCGAGGAATCCCTCAAGACCACAATCAACACCGATCAGGGCAAGCCTTACACGCCCAAGTCGATGCTCAACGACCGCGTTCCCGAGGTGTTGAAAGCCCGAGCGAAGCCTCTGGCGCAGAAGGCCGTTCCTGTTGGCGTCCGGTTCCTGATAGCCTCGATTGACGTGCAGAAAAACCGCTTCGTCGTGCAGGTCCACGGGATTCACGCTAACCGGGACATCTCGGTCGTAGATCGTTTCGACATACGAAAGTCGAAACGATATGATGCAGAGGGGGAGCGGTTCTGGGTGAACCCCGGCGCGCATCCCGAGGACTGGAAGCTGCTGGCCGAAGAGGTCATCAACAAGACTTACCCACTGATCGACGGCTCGGGCCGCGAGATGGGCGTCCGCTTCACGGTCTGTGACTCCGGCGGTAAAGAGGGCACCACGGCCAACGCCTATGACTTCTACCGCTGGCTCCGCTGGGGCGACCGAGACGAAGAGATCAAGGACGAGGACGAGGGCACCTACGAGTGGAAGCACGGCATGGCCGGACGCTTCATGCTGCTCAAGGGTGCCTCGACCAAGACGGCCCCACGGGTCTCGATCTCCTACCCGGACAGCCAACGGAAAGACCGACACGCAGGCGCTCGTGGCGAGGTCCCTGTCCTCATGGTCAACACGAACTTGGTCAAGGATACGCTGAACCACATGCTCGACCGAACCGAGCCGGGCAACGGCGTTCTGTTCCCTGACTGGCTGGACGATAACTTCTTCATCGAACTCACGGTCGAGGTCCGCGATCCCCAGAAAGGGTGGATCAATCCGAAGCGTTTCAGGAACGAAAGCTGGGACCTCTTGGCCTACTGTATTGCAGCGATGTTGACGCCGACCATCAATGTCGAGCATATTAACTGGCAAGAGCCGCCTCTGTGGGCAGAGGACTGGGACATGAATGATCTGGTGTTTGATCCTGAAATCGAGGATAAGCCCTATGACGCCGAACCGAAACCACGCAGGTCCTTGAAGGACCTCGCATCCAACCTTGCATGAGGTAGCATATGGCCCTGACAGCAGAAGAGACGATCCTCTACACTACCCGGCTGACCGAAGCGGAGAGCGCCCTTCATAGCCTTATGATGGGGCAGCAGGCCCGCGTGTTCGTAGATCAGAACGGGGAGCGCGTCGAGTTCGCGGTGGCAAACGCCAGCAGACTCCGCGCCTACATCTACGAACTCAAAATGAAACTCGGCAAGATCAGTGTGACCGGGCCGATGAAAGTGAGTATGATCTGATGGGCTTCCAAGTATTTGACAAAGAGCAGATGGAGATCGCGGCTACTATCGACGAACTGGTGGGGCCGGGACACGGGCGCGAGTTCGCCTTCTCCGGTGCCTACGATGGCGCAGCCGTGTTCGACAAGCAGATCAACACATGGGCACCGCCCCTGCAATCCGCCGACGCTGACATCCTGCCGGACAAGAGCCTGCTGGACGCCCGAGCGCGCGACATCGGACGCAACGATGCCTACGTCGCCGGGGGCGAGCAGCTTCACAAGGACTCCATCGTCGGCCATATGTTCGTCCTCAACTCGAAGCCGAACACCCGCATCCTCGGATGGACTGACGAGCGCGCCGAGGCATTTCAGGAAGAGGTCGAGGCCAAGTTCCAAGTCTGGGCGGAAAGCCCCCACAACTGGGTGGACGCTCGCCGCAAGTCGGACCTCACGTCCCTGATCCGGCTGGCCGTTGGCGTGTTCGTCTACGGCGGCGAGGTTCTTGCGACCTGCGAGTGGATCAACACCAAGCGCCGCGAGTTCCGCACAGCCATCCAGATGATCGACCCGGATCGCCTGATGACCCCCTTCACCCACATGAACGATCCGAACGTCAAGGGCGGCATCAAGTTCGACAGCTACGGCGGCCCGGTCTCGGCGTTCATCCGAACCCGCCACCCGAACGACTACCAGATGTCTCTGGCCCAGCCCGACATGCTGGACTGGAAAGAGGTCGGCTTCACGAAGCCATGGGGCCGCCAACAGGTGATCCACATCCTCAACGAGAAGCGCGTCGATCAGAGCCGCGCCGTCTCCGACATCGTGACCAGCTTGCGCGAATTGGCGATCACCAAGAAGTTCCGGGATGTCACCTTGCAGAACGCTGTGGTCAACGCGACCTACGCGGCCAGCATCGAGAGCGAACTGCCCTCCGAGGTGGTCTATCAGCAGATGGGCGCAGGCGACACGGCCAGCGCCGTGACGGACTACGCGAGCGACTATCTCGCAGCCATCGCGGACTACACCTCGTCCTCGAAGAACATGCAGATCGACGGCGTTCGCGTCCCGCATCTGTTCCCCGGCACCAAGCTGAACCTGACCCCTGCCGGAACGCCCGGCGGTGTTGGTCAGGACTTCGAGACATCGCTCCTGCGCTACGTCGCGGTCGC